GCCGTGACCGCCGAGCGGGATAGGCTGCAAAGCCAGCTGGCCGAGACTCAGGCGAATGACCGCACCGCGATGGGATACCTGCACGATGTGCGGCAGCTCGTAGGTGGCTCTGACTTTCCAGAGATGGTTAGGAACGTAGCCCGCATGGTTGACGCGCTGCCGGGGTGCGTTGAGCTTATCGAAGCGCTCAGCCCGATTGAGGGTGATGTGCTCAGAAAGGCCCGCGCCGCCATGGCTGCGAAGGAGGCGTGATATGCAGTGGACCAAACGCAAGTGGTGGCGGTTCGCTCTCGCTGACTGGCCGTTCAATCACAACATCTGCGTCACCGACCATCAGGGCGAGTGGAAGCGTTTCGGCTTCGGCCTGTTCATCCTGATCCGTCGCGCCTAACCCCCTAACCCCACCCAAACACACAGCCTGCCGGCGAGAGTCGGCGGGGAGGATTTGCACGTGCCGGTAATTCCATTCATGCGACCCGTTACCGAGCCGCCGCCTGCCGGTAAGCCGATTCAGCTTTTCCTTAAAGACGGCAGGACGCGCGCAGCCACAACCTCATTAGTCTTCATGGGAAATGAGTGCTTCTTCATGTGGTACGACGCCAAAACACGCAAGTCGATAGCCGTCGACAAGATCAAAGGATGGGCGCCGGCTCAGCTCGCCTAACCCCACACGCAGCAGGAGATAGACATGCACACAGACAAGGCTATAGACGCCGGCGTAACGGTGAGGGGGTGAGGGATGAATACCGTTTTCCTACTGATGGCGCAGTACAACGGCGCGGCGATCATTCCGCTCGAGAGGGTCTGCTCCGACTATTTCAGTCACCTGACGCCGGAGAAGATGAAGATGAAGGTGGCGGCGGGCCAGATCGACCTGCCGCTTGTACAGATGGAGCGCAGCCAGAAGTCAGCCAGGGGCGTACACCTGAGCGACTTGGCTGCATACTTGGACAGCCAGCACCGGAGCGCCAAGGCTGAACATGACAAACTGATGGGGCGAGGCTTGCGCCGCGCGTCCTAATCCTGCCGGGCCCCAATCACGGGGCCCGTTATTACCCGCTCCAGCCAGGCCCAGTTCTCGTATGGGTCGCCCTTCCCCCGCAGGTGCGTATAGCGCCGCATCGAGTTCCAGTCCCGGTGGCCCGACACGCTGGCCGCGCGCGGAATATCCCAACCCAGTTCAAACAAGCGGCTCACGCCATCGTGGCGCAAGTCGTGGAAATGCAGGTCATCGATTTCGAGGAACAGGCACGCCCGGGTGAACGATGACGATATCGATCGGGAGTTGTACGGGAACACAAACTCCGACACCCTTGGCATCGACTTCAGAATGCGCCATGCCTCATCCGGTACGTGACACCAGACATCATTACCGAACTTCTGGCCGGGGTTCTTCATGTCCTTAATCAGCACGGACTGATCAGCCTCGCGCATAGCGTCCCAACGAATGCGCGTTATCTCTTCCTGTCGGCGGGTGCTGAACAAGGCAAAGGCTATGACGCGCACCATGTCGATCTGCTGCTTGCGCCGGTCACGCATCTCGCAGAAGTAGGTCAGGATCTTGTCCAGCTCGTCTAGGGTCGGGCGGCGGGTCCGCTCCTTGCTCTTGCTGACCGCGCCCATCTTGCGCAGCACGCGTCGAGCATCAGGCATCGCCATAGGGTCTATCTCATAGCCCCAAGCAGGCCTTGCCACGGCAAGCACGGCCCCCAGGTGCGCCAGATCGTTGCCGACCGTCTGCGCCTGGACGCCATCTTCCTGCATGCGGCGATTCCCATACTCGACAAGCACCTGGCTTGTCAGCTCGGAGTCCACGACCTGCCCTAACCACGTCTCACCGATAGCCGCCAGCGTAGCGCGCTTGGTCTTGCCCAGCGGCCTGATCTTCTCGTATTCCTCGAGATACTGCGTGATCATCTCCTTGACCGTGACGCCGCTACGCTTTGCTTTAGCAATCGCGCCAGGCTCGGCCAGCTCAGTCTCACGCTTCTTGATCCACGCCTGCGCCGTTGCTTTGCGGTCAAAGGTCTGGCTCTCGGTGTAGACTGTCACGCCCTTCTGCATGATACGGATCTGCGCGGTATACCGGGTCGCCCCGTCCTTGCGCTTGCGGGTAGTGATGGTTCCCATGGATTTTGCTACATGACCTGAACGGCTTGCTACATTGTAGCAACGGCTTTTCAGAAACAAGCAAAAAAGGCTGGAAACGGTAGCAAATGAGCGAAGCAACAAAGCCCGCAAAACAGGCCATAAACTCAGCAAACGCAGGCGCCACGGTAGATAGGAGGTTTTCCGTCGCGCCGATGATGGATCGTGTCGATCATAGAAAAATAGCTAACAAGAACAGCCAGTTACGTTGCCGTCTTGTTTTGCTGTAGCAGAATTCAAGCAAGGCGCTGGAGGAAAGGTCAAAATGCCCGTCCGAATCATCGTCTGCGGAGGCCGCGACTACGCCGACCGGGCGTTCGTGTTTCAGGTGCTCGACAAGATCCACACGCTCCGCGGAATCTCCGAAATCATCCAGGGCGAGTGCCCTACCGGGGCCGATCGGTGGGCGCGGGAGTGGGCAGTTAATATGGGCAAGACCCTCACCCGCTGCCGGGCCGAATGGGAGAAGTACGGCAAGCGCGCCGGGCCGGTCAGGAACCGGCAGATGCTCGAGCTGAAACCTGATGGCGTGGTCGCCTTCCCGGGCGGCCGCGGAACGCAAGACATGATCACCGCAGCACAGGAGGCCGGCGTTCCGGTCTACCGTCCTCGCCCGTCCGGGCAAATCTAGTCCCCCCTCACCGCGTCATACGCTTTCTCACACGTCGACCCGGCTATTCCTCGCTCGTCGGCGACTCCAGCATAGAGTTCAGCAGCCTCTCCAACCCTGCCGAACACGTCGGCTCGCACTCGGGCGGCGTCTTCGGCTGCCTGGCCGAGCTGGGCAGTGATGGCATTTCCGGCGTCACGACTGCGCTGCTCAGCTGCGGCGAGGCGCTGCTGCAGGCGCTCAAGAGCACTACCAGCGCGCTCAGCATCAGTACGCGCTGCGGCCAGTTGTTGCTGTGCTTCCGCATCTGCTTTCTCCACTGCGGCCTGGCGCCGCTGGTTTTCCTGAATGACGAACAGCGCGGCACGGCGATCGCGCTCGCTGACTTCGGTCCGATAGTTGGCCAGATCGGCCTGTGCCTTCGAGGCCACAGACTGCGCCGACAGGACCCGGATCTGCTGCCCGCCCGCCACAAGGGCCAAGGCAAGGACCCAGTAGGCCCAGCCGGGGACGAGCTTCAGCCAGGCGATCATGGATTACCCTCAAACAGCGCGCGCTCGGCAGCTCGGCGCCGAACCAGACCGGCCAGCGTCTTGCCTCCAGCCTTAACCCATCTGCCGAACTGTTCCGCTGCGCCGTCATAGTCGCCTCGGTTTAGCTGGTCGAGCAGCGTGGACTTCTCCAGCGCACCCGGGCCCAGGTTGTACGTGAAGGACACCAGCGCATCGAACATGCCCTGCGTCAGCGGCACCTTGACCAGTCGATCGACATAGCCCTCGAACCGCTTCACGTCCTCGCGCAACAGTTCCTCGGCGCGCTCCTTTGTGATGGTGTCGCCCATCTTCACGCCGGCCGTGGTGCCGTAGCCGATGGTGACCACGCCTACCACGTCCTTATAGGCAGACAGGCGCAGCCCCTCAAAGGACTTGATCAGGTCAAGTCCCTTCTGTGATGTGTGCATGTTTTCTCCAGGCGTAAAAAAGCCCGCATTTGCGGGCTTAGGTGTTATGCGTTCTTCCACGTATGTCCTTTGCTTATATGCCAGACAGACATATATGGAACGCCAGAATTTTTGGAGGCGTCTTTAACCGACAGGCCTGCGGCAAGATCCCTCTTCACTTTAGCAGCTAATTCTCTAGTGCACTTTACGTGCCTGCAAAGCTGAGAGTTTTCTTGGTGTGACAAGAATCGACAGTTTTCAGGACAGTAATCGCCTTTAGCATCTATTCGATCTATCTCGACGCCCTTCCTATATCCGTTTTCTTTCGCCCACGCGAAAAAGACAGCTGGTGTTCTCCATTCACTGCAAACGCTAATTCCTCGTCCGCCGTAGTAGGCGTAGCCGGATGCAGAAGGGTAGGTGCATCGAGCGATCATGCCGGCCCATACCTTGTATAGGGGCGACCCCGACATTCCATGAGTTCGGCGCATAGCCGCAGCGCACGGGGCGCATGGCTTTCCGATCTTTCGCCTGTCCTGAATTCTAACTTTTCCACAGCCGGGACATACGCACTCAAACAGAGGCGTTCCGTTGGAAGATCTAGATACAGGGGAAGGACTTGATCCGGGGAGTGTATAATTCTCAGCAGCCATGGTGACCTCCAGCAAGGTTGGCTTGGTTAGAGCCCGCAAGGCGCGACTAACGCCTTGCGGGCTCGCTCATTTTAACCCAAATCCTGTATATCCAGACAGCAATTAGAAGATCCGCGCAGGCAGCAGCGCGAGAGCGGGCGCTATGGCTCGCTCCCGTATTTCAGAGAGGGTCATGGTTTTCTCCAGTCAAAGAAAACCCCGCACTTGGCGGGGTCTTGTATCGTTTAGCGCCGCCTATCCGAACGCCAGCCCACATTGCGTATGCACGCCATCGAGCGATGCCCGACGACCTCAGCGCATTGAAGAACACCCGATCGGCGTCTTTGCGAGGCAGTTGACCAGTGCCGTAGAGCGCGTCATGCAGCACCGCCGCCGCGTGGCCGTACTGCCCCAGCAGCGCGAACGTGAGCGGCAAGCGCGGCACTGAGGCGAAGTCGGTCTCGAAGCCGGCCGGAACCTCGATCATTCCATGATCAGGGTCCAGATACGAAAAGCTCGCCAGCAGACTCCAGGTCTTGCGATCTGACTGCAGTTCAACCTGCAGCGGACGCTGGAAGCGGTTCATGTCACTGAGGAACTGCAGCGGCGGCAACAAACAGATCGTCGATCTGCTGCTCGCTCAGGCCAAGCTGCGATCCAAGCCAGTCAATCAGCGGCCAGTAGCGGCGCACGTCGAGCGCGTATTCCCAGTCGATGCGAGCGGCGCGCCCTTCGTCGCCTGGCATCTGCGCGATCAGCGCCTCTACATCATCAAGGATTCCAGCGCCCAGCATGGCCAGCCGCGCCTGGCGCATAGTGACGGACTCAGGGACCATGGACTTGCGATGCGCTGCGATTTCCTCGGCGCTCCACGGCACAGCCTCACGCACGACGACAACGACGCGGCGCTCAGCGTCGACAGTCAGCGTTTCGGCGCCGTAGCGCTGGAACTCGCCGAGGGTTGGTGACTGATCATCCTCTGGCCACCAGGCGGCATCTGAGACGCCCAGTTGCGGGTCCGTCCAGGACAGATCGGCTAGGGACTCTGGCGCGAGGCCCTGCAGGAACTCGGGAATTGGCTCGCGGGTGGCGATGTTGTTTTGGATTTTTACCATAGCTCGATCCTCACGCAACCGTTCCCGCCGACACCTCCGCGGCCGCCGCTTCCAGCATAACCGCCGCCACCGCCGCCGCCGAACCCTCCGTCTCCGCCAGTGCCGGAACTGGGGGCGAAGCCAGGGGAGCCGATCTCCGCAGGCGTGCCTCTGTTGGCTATGTATTTAGGATTAACAATTATCGGAGCGGAATACTGACTTAGAGAGGGAGCGCCTGCACCGCCGCCGCCAGATGCGCTGTTCGATCTGGCGCTACCACCTCCTGTATTTACTCCATCAGGAAGCTCGTCCCCATTAGCGTCAATACCAGCGGCCCCGCCGCCTCCTGCAAACTGTGAATTGATAGTTGTGCGGCCATTTGCCCCACTGTAATTTTTATCCCCGCCGATGCCTTGCCCGCCTGCCCCATGGGCAGATTGCGATACGCCACCTTTACCGCCTTTGCCTATCAGGATTCGCCCTAAAAACTCGACAGACGAGTCGCCACCGTCTCCGCCTGGCACCGAGTCAGTTCCCGCTGATCCTCCAGAGCCGACCGAGTAAAGTACGCTGAACGAATTTTGCACTGGCGTTATGTCAGTAATCGCTAACCCGCCGCCGCCGCCACCAGATGCGATAACGCTGCTTGTGGCTGTTTGCCCGCGCCCGCCGCCTCCTGCGCCGACAGCGGTTATGCGAAAGAATTTATACAAGTTTTTGTCAACGACAAACTCCCCGCTTCCTGAGTCGAAATAAACTACGACTGGGTTTATGTCGCTAGTCTCGCCGCTTGGACGAGGCAACCCCAACGGATTCCCCAGCGGATTGCCCAATGCTCGATCAGCCATATCAGTAATCCATCCACTGAGCGGCGAACACGATGCCAGCGGCGAGTGCGACCTGACTGCCCACATACAAGCTGTCACCAGCTTCTAGGCGAAGCGGATTGCTGTCGCTGATATTTCCGAAGGCAGTTTCAGGAATAGCAGTAGTCGCGGCGACGGTGTGAGCTGCCATCAGCTCGGAGTCGATCAAGCGCATCGTTGTGCCGCCGTCTTTCGACAGGAATAGCACCAAGCTGGAAGCGGTAGCTGTGGCGCGAGGCATGGCGGTCAGCCGCGTGACGATTGCACCCTCAGCCCCGGCAGTGGTGAGCAGGACGGCGCCGGTTGGCGCATCGGTCGCCAGGCCGGAAACGGCAGCGGTGGCCACGGCGGTAGCGGTTTTCGGGGTTTGGGCGAACGGAGCAGTAGAAGTCTTAGCCATGATGGTTTCCTTAGAAAAGTAGGGCTGTTGCGTGCATTTGAGCGGTTAGGTCTACCGCGCCGGTCTGGCCGTTGACGCTGTTCACGCCGGAGACAGCGCTAACACCCTGCACCCACTCCGAGCCGTTGAATGCACGCAGGTATCCGGTAGCTGAGTTGACGTAGGCGTTGCCGGCCACCAGTGGAGCGCCGGCTTTGCCTGTTGCTGGATCGCTTGTCGCGGCACCTAGCCAGAGTTCGTCGAGGGATTCGAGGTTGGCGGCGTAGGTTTGGGCTGCGGTGGCGCTTTGTGATGCCTCGCCGGCCTTGGTCGTCGCGATGCCTTCGCTCGCTGCTGCCGCCTGGGCGCTGGCATCGGCATCAATGGCGCGCTGATCCACGAACGCAGCGCTGGTATTGGCCTCGGTCACGAACTGCGGCAGAGAGGCAGCGAAAGCATCTGCTTTTGTCGCAAAGTCAGCCGGCGCGTCCGAGCGAATCGGCGGCGTCGGGATGGGAGTAATGATTGGCGCTGCCATTAGGTCAGTCCCTCAACAGTGATAGAGGCATCCGAGACGGAAGGCCCGGAAATGGAAATCTGAAAGTCGCGGTAGTAGCCGAACAGGAATGTGCTTTCGTAGCCCTCGGCGCCGATCCACACGACCGGCTGCGCGCGAAGGCCGGCGAGCATCCGCTGAACCCGGCCAATCTGCGGCGTCTCCACCACAACATCGAACTCGGCGCGCTTACTGAACGAGCGCTCGACAACAACCGAATTGCCGAAGGCGTCAGTCTCTTTGCGGGAGTAATCAGTGATTCCGACACCTGAGCCGTAGACGGCCACGCCAAGCTCAGCCTGGCGCCCCATGACGAGGTGCCCGACTGAAGCGGTGTCGCTGGCGTTGTCGATCGTCACGGAAAGAGTGGCGGTGCCGTAGGCTGGAAGGTCCAGCAGTACGAAGTCTGTCTGTCGCCCTATTGGCAAGAAGAACCATTCGTACCAGTCCGCAACCCCAGCATCGACCAGAGAGACGGTTCGCTGGTACACGATGCCGTCCACCGGGTCGGTGAGCGTGACCGTTGCCGACCGCCCCAGCAGGTTGAACAGCGCAATGGAGTTGATGACCGCGCCTGGCTGCAGCTCTACCGCGATGCTGCCCGTTTGCTCGGTGAGCGAACCCACCTTGTCATCGAACATCCTCCATCGGTTGTTGGCACCGAGGTCGAGCCACTTGGGCGGGTCGCTGGTGTCTGTCTCGGGGTTGGCGCCGGTATGTGCAACCAGTGCTTCGTAGTTGCGGTGGTTGTACATGACCCGATTGCCCACGGCGTAGGCCGTTGCCGCACTCCATGCGGCATAGTCCGTTTCGGGCACGTTGCTACTCGTCAGGATGGCCGGCGTTACTTCCACCGGCTTGATTATCCTCATGCGGTTGCCCTCTCTTTAGGCATGCCGTCGAAGTCCCAGCGCTCCAGGAACTCAACGCGCTTGGCTGTTTGCATGGTGTGTTTGGCGATTGACCGGAGCGCCGCGCTTTGGCCTTCGACGGTGCGTTGCAGGCTGGTTATTGCTGCGGTGGAATCACCCCCGCCCAACATCGCCGCCGTCTGACTGGCGTTATAGATGCGCGACGGGCCTGTAACCTCCAGCTCGGGGCCGTTCTCGCCGACCAGACGCAAGCCGCCCGAGTGGAAGCCGCCAGCAGCAAAGCCGGGAATCCCCAGATACTGCGCAGCTGCCTTTTTGCTCGCCTCGATATCGGCCAGGCTGACAGCGCCTGTGTAGCTGCCGGAATCAAAATCCAGTGCTCCCTTGGCCAGGTCCTGTTTGAGCTTCGCCAGCGTCGTCTCGCCCTTTTGGATCGCGGCAACCCAGCCCGCCACCCCGGCCTCCTCGCCCGTCCGGCCGAGCACTTCGACATAGGCCGAGCGCACGGCCTGCTCGTTGGTTTTCGGCGTGCTGGCCGCAACGCTCGCGGCCTTCTGGAAATTGGCCAGCGCATGGCCCACCGACAGAACGCTGCTGTCGATGCCCCGCAGAATGTCCATCTGCCGCTGGGCATCGGCCAGCATCTGGTCGAAGTAGGCGAACTGGTTTTCCAAGGCGGCCAGCGTCT